AGCCGGCGCGCTGTCCCAGTCCGAGCTCGACGCGGTGCTGGGCAACGTCGCGCTCCGGATGGGCTCTTCCTTCTCGGACGACGTCATGACCGACGTGCGCGGTGTGCTCGGGGAGACCTACAAGGTCTCGAGGGCGTGGTTCGCGGGCGTCGAGCCCAAGAACCTCTCGTTCAACCTAGTCGACCGCAAGGCCGTCTCGTGGCTCGAGGGGGATGCCAAGTACTGGATCGGCGGCTACTACGACCGGGTGCTCGGCGCGGAGATCGCGAGCGGTGTGGCCGCGACCATCCTCGAGGAAGGGCTCGGGCGCAGAGAGGCGGGCGGGGTGTTGCGCGAGGCGCTCTCGGAGCGGCTGCTGGACGACAAGGTCGTTGGACGAGCCGGATACTGGGAGGGCCTCGCGGCCGTGGCTGCGACGCGAGCCCGCACGTTCGGCTCCATCGAGTCGTTCGTGGAGGCCGGCATCGCCCGATTCGAGTACGTCGCGGTGATGGACGAGCGCACGTCGAAGGTCTGCCGCGAGCTCAACGGGCGAATCTTCGACGTGGCTACGGCGGTGGGCGTTCGCGACCAGATGATGCAGGCCGACGACCCCGAGCAGGTCAAGACGCTCATGCCCTGGCCCAAGCCGGGAGCCGTGGTCGGTAAGTCATCGGCTGCCCTCGCCGAAGAGGGCGTGATGATGCCCCCGGCGCACTTTCGCTGCCGGTCGATGGTCGTGGCCATCGAAGACGGCGACGTGGAGCCGGTCGAGCGGCGCACACCCGCCCGCACGAGCGCCCGCACCCGCGAGGCGCTCGACACCGTGACGCCCGACGAGCAGGCTCTGAAGCTCCGCACCGTGCGGGCAACGGCCACACACGCCGCGTTCCCCTCGAAGCAACTCGCCAAGGCAGCGCGCGTGCATGCGACCTCCGAGCTGCAGTTCGGCGAGACCATGACCCGCGAGGCCTACCTCGACCGGGCCCGGGAGACGTTGGCCAGCGCGCCAGAGGTCTACATGGTGGGGGCGCGCGACCGGAGCCGCGTCTACTACCACGTAGACCCCAAGGCGCGGCTGGTGTTGACGGCGACCGACGGCGGCGAGATCGTCTCGCTGAACGGCATGGTTGGCGCGACCGACGAGCAATGGGCCCGCTTCCGCTCGAACCTACGCCGGCGGTGTGTCGAACTTCGCGGTGTGCCGACTGGCGACCAGGCGAAGTCCGACGGCCGCACCCAACAGACCCACCCCGAGGCGGGATAGGAGGGGCAATGCTCACGACCCAGGCCAAGGAGCTGCTTCAGCGCAAGCTAGACGAGCTCGACTCCGGGGAGTGGACCCCCCACGACTACCCGTTTTGGGCCTGGGAGCTGACCGCCCACGCCGATGCCCTCGTGGCGGCTGCCGCCGAGGACGACGAGGTGGCGGACCTCTTCGTGGCGCTCCAGGACGCGGTGGCCGAGGTGTGGCCGTCCGTCACCGAGGGCACCGGCGAGCTCGAGCCCGACTCCATGGCGGCGATGCTCGCCGACGCGGTGGGGGCCCGGAGCACCCACTTCTGGCTCAAGGGCCCCTGAATTTCGATTTTCGTTTCGTTCGGTTCATGTGCACCGTTCCACTGGCGTTCATACATGCGTAGGTTTCGGGCGATAGCAAGTCGGTTTCCGCATTTCGCTCGACAATAGCGCACACGCTCCCAGCCCCCCCCCGGGAGACCCGAGACGCCAGTGCTCCCCGTCGTCTTTTCTTTGTCGAATTGTCGAAAATGGACTTGCTTCGTTTTTTTTATCGAGCATGTATGGGGGCATCGCACGCAAGGGCGTGCAGCCGGAAACCATGACAGCAACGAGGAGAACGCCATGAACGCGACGATGAATAACGCCACCGCCACCGCCACCAAGACCGACTGGACCCGAGAGCAACTCGAGGCTCTGCCTGCGAGCGAGCTTAGGGCGGTCTACTACGCATTCTTTGGCAAGCCCCCGCGAACTCCTAACCGCGGGTGGCAGCGCAACGAAATTCTGGCTCGGCAATTCGACCATCATCGCGAGAGCCTCGCCCTCGCGAAGGCCGCCAAGAAGCCGGCCGCGCAGCCCGAGCCAAAGCCGGAGCTGCCGGAGGAGGAGCCGGCGCAGCCCGCGGCGGAGCACACGGAGGAGCCGCAAGCGGCAGCCTCCAAACTGCTCCGCGAAATGACGGTGGACGAGCTGCGGGCGGAGTACGCCCGGGTCGTCCAGCGCCCGACCGGGAGCACCGATCGCAACTACCTGATGTGGAAAATCAGGGAGACGGCGAAAGGCAAGCTCCCGACGGGGCCGAGCGAGCGTCGGCAGGCAGCGTCGGCCGAGGAGCATGTGGTCCTGCCGCTCCGGATGCCCAAGGCCGAGGTGGCCGAGCTGGACCGCGCCTGGCGGGAGCGCGGTGCCCAGAGCCGCATGGATTTCATGCGGAAGGCCCTGAGCCACTACCTGCAGGTCACCAAGTAGGCGGGAGCCTACGGCGCCTCGGCGAAGCAAGCCGGGGCGCCTCAACCCTAGCACCGGAGGAGACCCGTGAAGCCCTACGCGTTTTGGCCGGACGTGCACCAGAGCACCGGCTGCAGCCCCGAAGTCGAGTCTCGCCGGTCCCGGCTGAGTCGACAGGCTCTCTGGGCCGGCTGGGAAAAGCGGCGCAGCGAGTACGCCTTCTGGAAGCGCCGCCGCCGCCGCATCGACAAGCAGCGTCTTCGTACCGCGGTGTCGAGCCTCGAGTAGGCGCCGTGTCCGCAGGTCTGCCAACCGAGACGCGGCAGGCCGAGAAACCCTAACCCCAGCAACGGAGGAGACCCGTGAAGCCCTACGCCTTTCGCCCAGACGTTCGCCAGTTCACGGGGTGTTGCCCCGGCCACGATGAGCCTCGGTGCTATCGGTGGGCGGGGCGCCACCGCAGCGCGGCGAGCCGCCGGAAGGACCGGAAGGACAACGCCTTTTGGAAGCGCAGCCGTCGCCGCGCTGACAAGCGGCGCCTTCGCGCGGCGGCGGCGAGCTTCGAGTAGAGCCGTGTCCGAGGGTCGGCCGACCGGGGCCCGGCATTCGAGACGGACTACCACGATTGCCTACATCGCGTAGGTCGTCGAGGAGTGCAAGTCGAGAACTCGAAGAATTCGGTCCCCCGGGGCCCGGCATTCGAGACGGACTACCACGATTGCCTACATCGCGTAGGTCGTCGAGGAGTGCAAGTCGAGAACTCGAAGAATTCGGTCCCCCGGGGCCCGGCATTCGAGACGGACTACCACGATTGCCTACATCGCGTAGGTCGCCGAGGAGTGCAAGTCGAGAATTCCAAGAAAGTGCCGAACTCGAACCTCCGGATGAGGTGTTCCGCCTTACCCTCAAAAATTGTCGTTTTTCTTTCACATCGGACTTGCGTCCGTTCGCACACAGAGCGATGTGTCACGTCACGCGCAAGGGGCGCAACACACCGGAAAGAAAGGAGAACGAACATGATTGAGAGCATCCGATTCGGGGTTGAGGTGGAGTTCACGGGCCTTACCGAGCTGGCCGCGGCGGTGGTGGTCAACCAGGTGATTCGCGGAACGCGCGTTGGCCAATCGGTCACCGCCCGCGACGGCCGGGTGTGGCAGGTGGTTCGCGACGGCAGCGTTCGCTCCCCGGGCGGCGAGCTGGTCACCCCCATCCTCGGGATGGAGGACCTCAACACCTTGCGCCAGGTGGTCCGGGCGCTCCGGGCGGCCGGCGCCTACGCCGACCCGACCTGCGGGATTCACGTGCACGTCGACGGCGCGGAGTTCACGCCCAACGCCCTTCGGAGCCTCCTCCGGATGGTCTACCGCCAAGAGAACATCATCGAGAAGGCCTTCGGGATCGAGCAGGGCCGCCGCCAGGTTTTCTGCCGGCCGGTTTCCCAGCTGCTGATCGACCGGCTGGCCACAAAGGGCACCCTAACCCGCGAGGCCCTCGCGAAGGCTTGGTACGGCGGGCCCGCCGCCAACCTCCGCAAATACCACGACACGCGCTACAGCGGGGTCAACCTCCACAGCTATTTCTACCGCGGGACGGTGGAATTCCGGTGGTTCAACGGGAGCCTGAATGACGGCGAGGTCGCCGCGAACGTGATCTTCTGCCTGAGCCTTGCCGACAAGGCCCTGAAGAGCAAGAGCGCCGCCGCCGGCGCCCAGCGCGCCTACGACCCCCGCAGCGCCCGCTACGATTTCCGGGTCTTTCTCCTCGGGCTCGGGATGATCGGCGACGGGTTTCGCGAGGCCCGCCGCCACCTTTTGGCCCGCCTTCCGGGAGACGCGGCTTGGAAGACGGCTGAGCAGCGGCAGGCCGCGGCAGAGGCCCGCAGCTAGGCCCCCCGGGGGGGGCGGGGCCTACGCCGGGGCGCGGGGGCCCGGGGCCCGGGCCGCCCAGCCGCCGCCT